ACCATATCGCGCAGTTGGATAAAATAGGTATACCTTCGCGACCGAAACGTGTTATTGTTTGGTCTCCTAATGTAATTTATGCTGTGCGTTATATGGTTAATGGAACTCTAATGACTGGACAAGTTGTTGCAGGAGTAGCTTGGTCATTGGATGGATATTCTTACATGATTCCATGTTTGTCGACGCAATCTGCTGTTGCTCTAGCAACTTTTATTAAAATTGGTAATATAAATGATGGAGCCGTGCATTGTATAGATTGGTATGAAGAAGGACCTTATACAGAAGGTAATATTATTTGGGCAGGCACTGAACATGATACTATCCCTGTTTATTTGAATTTAGAGAATATGGTCTTTCCAGAGATGGAGAGAGAAGATACACCTAATTTGATGCAGCCTACGAGGTTATTACCTTCTACAACGGGGGGGATGTTAACGTTTGGCGAAAACTTTAGTGATTTGAAAGATTTATGTCGTCGTTATCAATTGTATTATACTGGTTCTATAGCATTAGTAGAGCGAGTAAGAGATGTAGCGTTTTTGCAAGTTCCTGTTGTTCCTAGTGGACTGGACTTAAATGTTTCTACTATTTATCCTATGTGGAGTGCCGCCCGAGATGGTCACATTCCCATAGTTTTATCTGGTTTCCGCTACTTTAGAGGAGGTATACGATTGCGTATAGTGATTAATAATTATCTAGGTGGTGTTTGGGTTCAGCATAGGCCTGATAGACCTTTAGATCATAAAGCTAATGTGAAAATAGGTAACAAGATAGCTATCGCCGATAAGTACAGAAATCACTCTTATGGATTTTATCTTCAGAATTTGAGTATAAATAATGTTATTGAAGTAGAGATTCCTTTTTATCAACCTGGAGTGTATGGTATTAATGGTAAATTAGGAGATGTGTGGCAAGCTACAGATTTAGCTAATTTTACCTCATTAGGAGACATTGTTATAGGCCTAGAAGGTGCTAAAGGCACGCCTACTATAGATGTGTCTATCTATTATAGTGTGGCTGATGATTTTAGTATGGATGTCTATACTGGTTTTCCGGCTATGGTGTATAGTGATGACACAGGTTTTTCTGATGTGCGTGCTTTACCGGAGATGAATTTTGTAAATTCATTTACTTCGGGTATTGCTGGATCTTTGTTGAGTAAGGCGGTTACTGCACCAGTTGCTTCTTCTTTTAGAACTATGAAGAAAGATTTAGTAGCTGAAATGGTGACTGAAGCTAAATCAGCAGTTGCTCCGGCGTTATTGGAGTTGGAGAATAGTGTCAAGGAGGGAGTAAGTAGTTTAAGTGATGCTCTTAAAGGCAATGCGCTTAAGCAAGCTTTAGCTTCTTCTATTGGGCAGTTAATGCAGATTGTAGCTAATCCATCTCCTACTTCATTGGCTATTGCCGTATGTACTATGATAGGGTCTTTAGTTTCCGCCTCATTAGATATTATGGTGTCACTTCAGCAGACATGTTTGAATTTAGTTAAACATCTTTGGAGTAAGTTTTTCGTGCGATCGAACGATCCGCAAGCAGATGCACGAACAGCTTCTTACGAGAGTGAAACTTATAGTGATGAAACTAAGCGTCTTAATGCTTCTTTCTTTTCTTTGGTATGTGGACTAGTTGTAACTTCTCTTGGCATGACTTGTAGATTGCCAAAGGATTACATGTCGTTTACTAAGGGGATGAAGGAAGATTTAGGATTGGCTAACAATGCCGCTCTATTTTTTAAGAATTCAGCTGAAGCGTTGGTTTATTGTTATGAGTGGTGTGCTGGTGAGTCCAGTGATTTAGCTAAAGCTAAGAAAATGGCCAATGCTAATTACCCTGATATGAAAATATGGGTGGATGAAGTTGTTGATTTATTAGATCCCCGTCGTAGACGATTGTTAGGCAAGAGTAGTAAGGAAGCGAATCGAGTCTTTGATGCATGTTATTATGGCTCTCTTTTGATTAGAAGTAATATGGATAAGAACTGTCCTGGCGGTAGAGTTATATACGACCTATATGTAAAAATATGCAAGGTTCGTGATGATATTGTGCAAGCGGGAAACCATCCAAATGTCCGATTTGAACCTTTTCCTATTTATATGGTGGGTATGGCTGGTGTCGGTAAGAGTTTCTTGACAGCAGAAATTTGTAAAGAGTTACTTCAACATATAGATTATCAGAGTTCAGAGGAAATGATTTATTGGTTACAGCTTGGTCAAAAATATTGGAGTGGAATAGGTAATCCTCCTGTAGTTGCAAGAGATGAGGCGTATGCCATAGACGGAACATTTACAGACGAAGAAATTCAGACTCACATGGCGATGTGTTCCGTTAGTGTGTTTAATCCTCCTATGGCTGCTGTTGAAGAAAAGAATAAGCGTATTAATCCGCTTATTTATTATATGAATTCAAATGTAGCATTTCCTAAGTTCGTTAATGCAAGATGCCCGAAAGCAATATATAGACGTAGAAAAGCGTTGATAAGAGCTCAGTTTACTGCAGCAATTTTAGCCAAGTATCCTAATATTATAGATGCATCTCAGATCGAGTTAGAAGACAGGAGAAATTGTGCACATTTGGAGTTCTACTTCGCGCGTAACGCAAGTGATGTTAATACTGTATATGATGGACCATTATCGTATGAAGCTATGATTGTTATTCTGCGAGACCGCTTTCGAGCTCATTATGAAAGAGAGCGAGTTAATTTTAAAAGACGCATGAATAGTAATTATTGCTTAGATCCCGAATATGATCCTGAAGACGATATGGACTTTGTTCAAGAAGCTGCTCGATGTAGAGAAACACTGAAAGAGAGGTTTGATAGAGATAGGCAGTCTGCGCAGGATTTCATAGATGAGGATGAGTTGCAAGATGAAGCTGCGTGCTCTTATATGACTCGTATGTGGACAGCCGCTAAAGATCGTTTTAGGACAGTATTTCCCGAGAATGATGATCCTCAACCTTCTACTTCTTTTGCTCAACCTTTCTCTTCTCCAGAGTTGAATGCGGCGCAGCGAGGATTCTATACTAGAGATGTTTCAGATCATATTTCTACGTTAGTTACTCGATTAAATTTAGATAAAGGAGCTGTAGCTAAATTGGTTGGTAATATAGATTTAGAAACATTAACTGAAGAAGATATAGCTCCGTTTTGTATTATGGATGATTTCTTACCTGTAGCTGCAGAGCCTCGACATTTATATTCTCATTGGATTGGTACAGATCGTCAGAGCATGTGGGGATTCTTTCTCCCATGTGGAGGACAATTTTACGGAGATTCTCAAATAGCACATAATGATTCGGCAGTTATGGGAGAATGGTCGAAACGGGCAATTAGTCACTGGAAGAATTTTACAGGAATTCCTGCGTTACGGTCATATGTGTTTTGGTTAATGCGTCAAGCGCAGTGGTTAGATATTGTTAGTAAGTATGATCTTGAAGCAGAAGCTCAAAGAGTTTCTACGTCTTGGCCATCTGCCGGAACTGTTACGCTGGATGAAATTGAGTCTTCTACCACTTTTACATCAGATGAACCAAATCGAAATCGGCTTATACGCGCGCATGTCCTATTTTGCCATTTGCGTAAGAAAGGTGTTTGTAAAGCTGTATGTAATCATGCTAAAGTTTGGTGTGAAAATTTTGTAGATTTAAAACGTATGAAGTATAATAAACGTTTTGATAAGTTTGTTTATGAAAATTCAATAGGTTTGGAATTTACACTTTCAGGTGAATGTAATTGTGATTCGCACTTTAACAGCTTGTTTAAAAATAAGTTGTTTAAACGCGCTTTGGATGTTTTATGGCGTCACGATCATTCATTAACTGCAGAAATGGATTCCCCATTCCGTATGTCAGAGCATGAACAACTACAAGTTGAAGCTAGGTCTTTTATATCACGATTGGGAGCGTGGGTGAAAGACTGGTGGCAGTGTGCTGGGAAGCCAATTATTAATACTATCATTACCTTCTTGCATGATCATATAATTAAGATTTTGGTTTTATTACTAGGAGCCTGGATGGTATACAAAGGATTTCAAGCTGAGACTAGAGTAGCTGAATATGGATATAAATTTGTAGGATCATTCTTAGCAGGTGATGCTTTAAATAGTGCTTTTCGAGAAGGTGGCCCTAATTACTTTAAGGAATCTGCAGTGCCACGGAGGGGAGCTTCTCGGCCAACACCAGCATCTCGAGAATTTGTTGAAACGGACGTTCACGTAGAAAAGAAAGTATTAAATAATGCATGCTTTTTGAAATGTTCATGGGTCCAAGGAGAAGAGCGTCGAGAGATTAAAGGTCGATGTTTAGGTATCCGACAACATCAACTTCTAGTAATACGACATTATATAGAAGAATTTTCCCGACATAAAGACGATGGACAGTTTTCGTTAGTGCTGAATAGGAATGGTAAAACGAGTATAATCGAACTAGATTGGGACAATTTTTTGACTGTTAGATATTTGATGGTGAACGGTAAGGAAGGTAGTTCTAATTTAGGTATAATGACTTTGCCCAAATATGTTCCAATGTTCTCCAATATAGTTTCTTACTTGCCTTCAGCGGGAATGCATAAGAATGTGCGTAGCGAGGCTGATTTTATATCGCTGGATGGTCCTTCGCGACGTTCCGTGAGAATAGACTCTCATGAGTTTTTGATGATTGCTGGAGATGTAGATATATCCGCTATTAATTTAGATTGCGTATATAAGTATAGTCATCATGGTGCGGGTCTGTGTGGGTCAGTTTTGTTGGCGCCGAATGTATGTAATGGTAACTCTGGCATCATAGGTATGCATGTAGCCGGAAGGAATGGCATTGGTTATTCAGAACCGCTATGTCGTGAATGGTTTGAAACGTGCTTACCCAAGGATTCTGTTGAATATAAGATGCCTTCGTATGGAGATTTGGACGATGCACAAGTAGAACTGGATGGTAATATGCTATTTTACGGGTGTGTACCAGACAAATTTGCACATAGAGAGTCGGGTAAGTCTCAGATTATTCCTTCGTTGTTACATGGGCAAGTATATGATGTTAAAACGGAAATAAACCCTTTAAGACCTGGGGATAGTAGACAGCCGCCCGGTTCGCATCCTTTAAGAGATGGATGTAATAAACACGGTCTAGGTAGACCAGGGAAATTTAGGGAAGATCTGTTGCGAGTAGTTAGTGAGGATAGTGTACGAGTGTTGTTTAATAAGTGTCGTCCTACCATGTCAGAAGTTCGCGAATTGACATTGCAAGAAGCTATATGCGGTAGTTCTCATATCCCCAATATTGAACCCCTTAATTGGAACTCTAGCGAAGGTTTCCCCCTTAGTGTTTTTAGACCAAAAGGAAGTAAAGGGAAAAGATGGTTGTTCGATCTGAAAGAAAGTGCTGATCGTTTAGAATTATTGGGTATTGATCGCTTATTGGAAAAAATGCTTGTTTCTCGCGAGATTGGTAGATTGCGAGGAGAAGTTACTCTTCCTCTGTATGTAGATTGTTTGAAGGATTACAGATTGAGTCCTGAGAAATGCAAAAAACCTGGATCCACTCGCATATTTAGTATAGCACCTGTACAAACTACCATAGATGTCCGTAGATATATGGGTAGTTTCCTTTCAGCATACAAAAGTGCTACCATATATGCTGAACATGGTATAGGTATTAACGCCGACTCGTTACAATGGACGGATTTAGTACACTATCTTACCGAGCGTGGGACCAATATAGTGACTGGAGATTATTCAAACTTCGGTCCTTCTTTGTCTTCTCAGATAGTGGAAAGTTGTTTGGAGGACATTCTGGAGTGGCATCGTTTGAATAAAGCTTCAGATGAAGTTATATTACATCTACGCCGGTTGTTATTTGACGAGATATTAATGCCTATTCACTTATGCGCTAATTTAGTATATCAGCCACTAAATGGTATAGGTAGCGGCTCTCCGATTACGGCCGAACTGAATTCTGAAGTCAATAAGAAGTATGTCAAGTACGCCTGGTTAAAGATCATGGAACAGCATAAGCCAGAATGGAAATCTATGTCCGCATTTGCTGATCATTGTCGATTAGTTACGTATGGAGATGATTTCATTATAGGCGTTTCAGATAGCGCTATAGAATTGTTCAATTGTGTAACTATTAGTGAGTGTTTACATGACTATGGAATTACGTTGACTAGTGCCGATAAAGGTAATACAGTGAAAGCATATGACAAGTTAGGTAATTCTACTTTTTTGAAGCGCTCATTTAAACAACATCCTATAAGAGCTGGACTGTGGTTAGCTCCTATAGCGGTACAGAGTGTGACAGAGTGTTTGAACTGGTGCCATAAGAACAATGACATCAGATTTGCTACAGAGGAAGTTGTAAGAGCTTCATTAGATTTGGCTTATGGGCATGGGCCTGATTTTTATAAAGACCATATGGATAAGATCTGCATGGCGACTAAAATCCATGATTTAAATATTGATTTTAAATCGTGGTTGACCCGGGACGAGGAAGTCTTTGGGTCACGATAACTAATAACTCTAGGTATGTCGTTTTAATATATATTATGACTTATAACTTTTTAATTTTAAGGTTGTGGGTATTATAATATGTTATTTTTAGAGTGTGATTTGTGTGTTGAAGAATCTTGACATGGATGTCGTTAAAGGAAGTATTCGTTGGAATACTCAATGGAGGGTCGTTTGATACACAATTGAAAGCATAATCGTTTTCCCTAATAAAGGGCCAGCGGTTTAGTTTTTAAGTCGCTAATAGGCAAA